TGCAAGGTCTGTTAAAAATGTTCTTTGTGCTGCTTCTATAAATTCTGGTGGTAAGTTTCTTTGTTCAACATAACTACCTTCTTGAAAACCTATTCTGCCACCTGCTTGTGCCATTTGTCGATCAGGTAGTACAGGTCCTGTAGGTTTAGGTTGAAAAGGATTTATAGGATCTTCATCGCTTGGAATAATTGGACCTTTTCTTTTAACCATTTCATCTATCATCATTTCTATTTGAATAATTTCGTCTTCACTTAATTCGTTTAAAGATTTACCAAATTGTTTTTGAGCCATCATTTCCATGACCTGGTTTCTTTCATCCATTGCATCTGGCGCTGAGGCCATCATCTTATTTTTTTCTGGAGAAACTTGTTTTTCACCTAATTCCATTTCAATTATAATATCAACTTCTTCTACTTGTTCTGGTGTTAAATCCATATAATCTTTACCAAACATATCATTAGCAAAATTGTCTCTAGCCGAATCATATATAAATTCTTTTGACTCTACTCTATCCATTAAGTAACCCTTCTCTCTAAATTTTTCATTGTATCATACATCTTTTGTGCTCCATTTTCAATGCTTCCATTGCCTGCTCCTCTTACAGCATCTGCTGTAAATACAAACTCATTCTTTGATAACATAGCCGGTACGTCATCTGCTTTTTCTTTTATACCAACTGGTACAAATCCACCTTTAGCTCTGTAATCTAATTCTGTAATACCACCTTGATTGACTCTAGGCTCACCCATAGGCATAGTGCCACCCATTAAACCTACTCTGCCACCTGTTGCCATGTTTTCAGTGCTTGCTGATCCAACTATACTATCAATGTATCTATCTTTTTGCATAGGAGTCATATCTGCATATTTTGGATTACGTAATGGTGTGTAGTAACTATCTAAGTATCCTCTCATTTGAGCTTTAACACGTTCGTCTCTTCTTGCTAAATATTGTTTTGTAGTTTCACCAGGTTGTTGTGGTTCAAACTCACCTGTAAAATAACTATACAATGCAGAAGCACCTGATGTTATACTACCTACTAATAATTTTTGTTGTACCATGTCTGGTAATTTTTCTAATAGTGGTATTTTACCTATTGTTTTTTCTGTTGCTGTTTTCATAAAATCAGGAGTGTTTTTTACTGATTCTGCATTTTTAAAATCTGCTAATCTTTTTTTATTCATTTGATCTTTTGTTAAAACTGTATCTTCTCCACCTTGAAACAATCTACCTACACCTTCATTTTTAAAACCTTCCATAGAATATTTTTGACGACCAAAAATATTTCCCATTTCTGAACCTGATGCTCCACCTAGTTTTCCTACAGCTTTACCACCAACATATGTAGCTGCACCTTGTTTAAGTGCATCACTAACACTACCTCGTTGATCAAATCTACCAAGGCCTCTTGCTATTGCTGCATAGCCTGGATAAAATGGTGCTATAAATGGTGCAGCTTTAACTGCAACATCTGCAACTTCATTAGGTATAAGTTTTCTAATACGTTCTTTTATGCTACTGCCAAGTCCAAACTTTTCTCTAGGGGCTACACTCATGATGCCACCTTGTGCACGTAATTGTCTTCGCATTTGAGATCTTGTAATCATATATATTAAATTTTGTTTATATTATTTAGGCAGGAATTACACCTGGATTTATACTAATACTTGCTTTTAACAAGTAAATCAAGGCTATGTTATAACTTCTCTAGGCTTAGATTCTAAAGCTGATAAGATAACATGTAGTCTATTGGCCGTAGCCGCAGTCACTTTTAACACTTCACTTTCTTGTAATATTAAAGGGGCTGTAAGTAATTCTATTGTTGCATTAGCACTCACTGCTTTTGTCTTAAATACACTAAATACAGCATCTGCTGTATCTGTAATTGTAACTGTTATAGTGTCTGCATTACCGGAGTCTTCAGATACTAGTATAGATTTTATAATAGCAGTTGTAGCAGTTGGCACCGTATATAATGTTGTAGCACTTGTTGTAGTCAAATCTACTTTTTTATTTAAAAATGTATTAGCCAAAGAAATATGCCTCCGCTTCTGCTTCGTCTTTTAAATCTTGTTGAAACGTTGTATTTAATTTTTGCACAATACTATCTACATCTCTAACAAATGATTGTTGTATTTGTTGATCATACTCTTCGTTTGGTTGTGTAAGTGATTGTACAATTCTAGCCATTATCTTCTTCCCATAAAATTATTTAACATTTTATTAAAATCTACTGTTCTGTTATATTCAATTCGACCTTCAGTATCTCCACTGTCAATGTCTCTCATTATAAGTCCACTAAGACCTTGACCTTTTGGGTTATATTCTGCTCCAATCATACGTTTTCTATTTCCACTCTCACCAACAAATACTTCTTGATCACCTAAACCTATTTGATCCCTAACTTTATTACGTTCAAAACTTGTTATCATATTTATTTTTTCGGATATAGGTATTTTTAAACCTAATATTAAATTTAAAGTTTCAGAATCAATATTTAAAGGGGTATTAGCAATATCTTGTTTACCTGATTTAGTGTAATTTACATTTGCATTTATTAAATCCAATAATCCAGCCATTATCTTCTTCCGTCCGGTTGATAATCTATTCTAAAAGTACCTAGTTTCCAAAACTGACTCGCTCCTGTGTTATCAATTTTTAATGATATTGATCTAGCTCTAGCACGGGTGTCTATTTTTTGTGTACCACTTGTTACTGTAAACGGACCAAGTGTAGAACTAGCTTGTGTATCATTAGGAAAATCTCTTAAGTTTAATGTTATTCTTGCATCTCCTGTTTGAGATAAAAAATCAGGTATAACTCTTCTTATTTTCATCATAAACTCACCATCACCAGCAAGTCCTTGTTGGCCAATATCAAAATCTCCAGATTCAATACTTGCCGTGATAGCTGTGATTGCACCTTCCTTAACTTGATTTAATCCTGTTTCATGTTCAAAGTATGTAGATACACCATCAGTGCAACCAATAACGTGATTAGTATCTGTTGCAGCAGTTGTACCATCTGCATCATATTCTGTTGCATGTGGTTTACCAAATACAGCAGAATCTTGCCACGCGGTTCTAGCTAATGTGCCAACAGTCCATACTGGTCTTTGTGGAGTTGAGTCTAAATAATTATAAGCAACCATTCTATTAACTGTGCCTGATCCAGAATTTGGATAGAACCACATAATTTCACCAAACAAATTATTAAGTCCAACATTAATATGTTGTTTTGGAGTTGTGTTAATATCATCGTAAACGTGATCTTCAACTAAACATGGTAGTGATTCTAGTTTACCAGTGTATCTAAAGAAACCATTTTCTGACATCCAATACGCTGTACCATCAACTTCAACAGCTGCATTCTTACCAATCAATCCACAGTTAGTACCAACTTGTTGAAATGAGAATGTAAATGGTGGACCAACAAATCTCATAATAAATAATGCAGTATCAGTCCATACATAGATTGCATCTCTACCTCTTATTGCTCCAACAATTTTAGATCCATCTGAAAGTCTTTGTGTACCTGCAGTGTTAGTAGCAGACGGTGTATATGTGTTAATATCTTCTTGCGAAGAGAATCTTATAAACATAGGGTCTTGTGTATCTTTATCTCCAATAGTTGTTTCTGTTCCAAAAAATATTAAGTGTCTATCAGGTGTTGATACCAAACTAAATTCTGATGCAGTAGGTGCACCTGATATAATTGTTGCTCTAGTATTATTAGCACCAGTTGGGTTTGAATCCCATTCAAAACTTTCACCGCCTGTTATAGTTGCAACAAGTTTGTTACCAAAATTATCTAACGACCATAAACCAGGTGCTGTTACAACGTCACCAGATACAGCCGTATTCCAACCAGCATATCCTGAAGCATCTTGTACTGTAGCTCCTGATGAATGAGAAGCAGCTGTTGTACCATTTGCTCCTCTAGTTAATCCTGTTAAAGTATTACTACTTACACCGGTATAAGTTATTAATTCTGATCCTATAATAACTGTTCCTGATGATGGAAAAGATGATGCACTTGCCATTGTTAAAGTTGTAACTGATGTATTAATTGATGATGAAAGAGTTGAAGTAAATACTCCAGATTCTATACCACCCCATGAACCAAGTCCCCAACCAGTTGATGCAACTTCTAAGGCTACTCCGACTGGATAATAATGTTTAACACGAATACCACCAGAAGTAGTTGCACCTGATCCTGATTCGTTTGATGCCATTGTAACAGTTAATGTAGTAGATGTAGGTATAGTTGTAACTTGAAATTTATTATCATTAAAATTTGAAGCTACAAAATTAGAATTAGTAATAGATGAAAAATTATCTAGTAATATAATGTCACCTTTGTTTATATTGTGTGCTGATGAAAAAGTTATAGTAACAATCGCTGATCCATTAGTTGTACTAAACGCACTTGTTAAAGTTGTTGTCGCTTTAACAGGATGTATGTCATAAAAGATACCAC